GTTAGGCCGTTCCCCGTGTTGCTCTCACTTAGCACCTCGTATCTAGAGATGCGTGAAAAGGCCAACGACGGAACCCCGCGACCCTGTCGCGCTTACCGCTCCCGGACAACATCTGTTGTCCAGCGAGTCCTGAGAGATTGGGCATACGTTTTTGAACGTCCTGTGCCCACCGTCGACCTTGGGGATTATGAGAATTGCTTGTCATTCTCTAAGTCCGTCAAGGCGCTCCTTGCTAATTGCCCGTCCGACCTTGAAGAGGAACGGATGGCCTGGCAATCTGTAAAGAAACTCCTGCCTGCCTCGTGCAAGTGCATGGAGACTCCTTTACTTCAGGGAGTGGTCAACGGGTTCTCGCGCCCTGCGCGAGAGCTCCCTTCTGGCTACCTTTCTTTCGTAGAGAAGGAGACCCGACGCCTTTTTCCTAAGGCTTGGGATCTCGGACTTTACGAAGAGAGGGTTCTCTCAACTTCCCCTGGATTGTCTGGCACGATTGACAACGTCCGTTCGCACGGAGGCTGTCATGCTGATTGGAAAGGGAAGCATGAAGACTTCTTGGATGGCGCCCTTCGGGGCTACTATCCGGGAGGCGTCGAAAGATGTGCTGAGCTTATGGTAGTTCAGTCCGCTGGCAAACCTCGTCCTTTGACGAAGTTTTCGGGCGAGACATTACTTTTAAAGCCTCTTCACACCTCAATTTACGACAGACTTCGCCGTTCTAAATGGCTTTCTGTCGGCGACGTGTCGGATTCTTCCCTTTCGCGTGCTGGGTTTACCAGGCGAGACGAGGAAGTCCTTACCTCCGGTGATTATAAGTCGGCAACAGACCAGTTGTCGATTGAAGTCGCTGAGAGGATTTTGGGAACTTTGCTCGCCAATTCGGCCACTGTGCCGGCTGGTTTGCAAGAGGAGGCGCTGAAAATTCTCCGTCCGGTTTTGTTTCATGAAACATTATTACCGGGCGGGATTGAGCCGCGAGTAGGACAGATGATGGGAAGTTTTTTGAGCTTTCCACTTCTTTGTCTCCAGAACCGCTTTGCCTTTCTTTGGGCAATGCGCACTGGAGGCTTAGGTCCTGCAGCTGCGGAGCGTATTCCTTGCATGATCAACGGGGACGATATCCTTTTCAGTAGTTCTAAGGAACTTTCTGATCATTGGATGCGTACCGTTGGCGAGCTTGGTTTAGAGGTTGAACGTACTAAAACGTCAGTCTCCGATAGCTTCGGTTCTTTGAATTCGACGCTATTGCGTTGGAAAGGAGTTCACCTTCGGGTGATTCCTACCCTTCGCTTTGGTAGACTTCGTTCTTCTCAGTACGTTAATTCTCTTGCTCGAGAGTTCAAGCAGTTTGTCGCTGGACTTAGAAACGGTTACCGGTTTCGTGCCGGTATCGTATTCTTCCGTTGGCACTTAGGCTCGTTGAGGTCAACTAGATTGACTCTTCTTGAGTTAGGCTTTCGGGGAAGTCTTGCGTGCAGGCTCTCTGAGCTATTTCGTCTGAGTCCAAGCTGTCAGCCCGAATTCGAAGTTCCGCCAGCACCCGTCGGTCACAATGTCACTGTTAGCAGTGATTTGGCCGATTGGGTTCCCGAGGACACTTTGAGTAAGGAGCTGATTACGCTCAACGTCAGGGAAACTGCCGCGTGGAAGTTCGGTTTGAACTTTCAGCAAGACAAGGAGAAGGCTACCATCCGGTATTACCTTCGTCTTTCAGCTGTTAGAAATCAACCGATTGGAATATCCACACGGGAGGGTTGGAGATCAGGGTTGACTCCGGAAACATGTAGTGAGCGCCGCCGGCGACTTGCTGCTTGGTTTTCGCAGCCCTTGGAAAAGAAGGAAAAACGGTTGGCTTTGATGCGGATCCTTGTCGATTGGACTCAGTCCGAAAGATTTGGTCCGCCCCCGAGCTACTCAGAGACCGTGGAGGGGTTTGGGGTCGAGTCTCCGCGAGGAGACCACTGGACCCCGAAGTGTAAGGAGTGAACGGACGCGATTGGATCGCTTTGCGGTGTTACCCGAAAGGGGGCTCGCTCGGTAAATCCTTAGCTCAAACGGTCAAGTGTGACACGCTTATTGATACCCCTGAGTTTCGGGGTGCGGCCAGGAGCGGGAGGGTGAGCAGCCTACAGGCTAAACCGGAAATTACGAATCATGGGGACCTATTGCCCTGAGTGAAGATTTGCCGGCTACATTGAGTAGGGCCATTGCGAAAAGATCGTGGTGAGGCGGCTTGAAATCCGCGGCCTCCAAAGTCAAAGAGAGGTGCACTCCTCCTTCGGGAGAGCAGGACGTAGGCGTGTTGTAGGACACCCGAACCTGTGTTCAGTGG